ATGGGCCGGCCTGTACGCCGGGTATTGATCCTGCGGTTATTGGCGATGGTGGGCTGTGATTGGTTCGCCTGTTATTCCCTGGTCAGAGTCCCTATCCGGTGATTGACCGTGATTGGCCGAAATGGGGGTCTGCGGAGATTTCTGCGGACTATCCGCGGACTCGCGGACGGCCGTTTTTGCCCCTCGCTCTCGCGAAGTGTTAGCACCGTGTTATCACGAGAGACCCCCCGAGCCTGTGCAGGCTTCGGGGGGTCTCTGTGAGGATCGCGGGGTAACCAGCCCCCATCCTCACAACCAGCGCGCGGAAAGGGACGCGCATTGCCGGCTGCACCGGGCTAATGCCCTAGCCCGGTGGACTGGCGAGACGTTGAATGTTCAGCGTCAGGTGATGGGTCGCGCCGCGAGCCGACCGGGGCATGACGCCGTCGATCCGGTAAGTCTCGGTGCGCCACACGAGCCACTGCACGAGCGGGTCGATGAGGAACGGCTGCGCTGGGATGATGCAGCGCAGCTGCTCGACGCCTCGGAGGTAGTCGTCGGCCCACTCGAGTCCGGCCTGCGTGTAGAAGACGTGGGCGGGGACCGTTGCGAGCAGGGTCGGCGTGCCGGGGATGGGGTTCCCGTAGGCGTCCTCCCCGCCGTCACCGGCTTCCCACAGTTCGACCGTGTCTCGAAGGTTCACTACGCGGCCTTCCTGCGGTAAGCGTCGAGGACGGCGCGCTCGAGGATCGACCAGCCGGTGAACGCCGTGTAGCGGGCGTTGTAGTCGCCGATCGTCTCGGACTGCAGCAGCTCGGGGTTGGCGGACAGGCGTGCCGTGGCGGACACGATGACGGCCGCGATCGGGTCCGCGGGGTCGTCGGTGAACTCGTCGAAGCCGACACCGCGCGTGTGCGTGCGAGCCCACTCGGTGACGAGCGGGAGGTGCACGCCGGCCAGGGCGACGAGTTGTGTGTCGCCGCCCCGACCGAGGTACGCGGCCACGTCAGCAGCCGTGGGTGCGCTCATCGTCAGATCGTGATGCCGGTGAGCTTGATGACGGCTTCGTCGTTCAGCGGGGCTGCGTCGTAGCGGGCGACGACGCGGATCGCCTGCTGGTCGTAGTCGCCGAACGTCTGGTCGAGGATCTTCACGCTGGGGGCGAGGTCGCGGGCGACCACGATCTGCGAGAAGTCGACGAGGGCCATGTTCCCCGTGTTGGGCGTGCCGGTCGTGTCCGTCAGGTGGTTGGTGACGATGACGGGGTGCCCGAACACGGTGTAGCGGCCGGCCTGCGTCGAGTCGGGCTGCAGCACGTACTGGTTGGACCCGGTCTGCTGCTTGATCTTGCGGAGCGCGATGAACTCGCGGGACGTCATGACCCATTTGAGTGCGTCGACGTTCACGTTGGCGGAGAGAGCGAGGGCTTCGGCGTCGAGCAGCTTGTCGAGGGTGAGCGCGCCGACCGCGGTCATCGACTGGCCGGCGTAGGCGAAGAGGCCCTTGGGCTTCACGATGCCGTCGCCGGTGAGGCCGAGGAACTGCCGGTCGAGGGTGTCGGCGACGTCCTTGACGAGTCGTTCCTTGAGGGCCGCGTCGAGCGACACGACGGACTGGCGGGCGAGCTCGTTGCTGTAGCGGGTGAGGGTCTTGACGGACTCCATCGTCGAGGGGAGCAGCGTGATCTCGTCGAAGGTCGGGTCGACCTCGGGGGTGATCTGCTCGTTCTCGCCGAACCAGCCGGGGGCGGTCGCACCGCCGAGCTTGGGGAGGCGGAGGGGGCCGGCGCTGTCGATGATGCGGGGGCCGGCGGACAGGAACACGGATGCCTGCTCGAGCGGCTTGACGAGGATCGACTGGACCTGCTCGGAGGTCAGTTCGGGGGCGTTGGCGGTGGATACGGCCATTGGGGTTCTCCAAACGTGAGAGGTGTACTCGGATCACGTCTGGGAGTCAGTCCCACGACTTAGGGCAGGCCACCAGGACCTGCCCTAAGTGTATACCCGGTATCGGGTTAGTCGACGTCTTCGCCCTGCAGCGCGTGTCGGAGGTGGTTGATCTCCTGGGAGATCGAGAGCAGCGCGGCTACCTCCGCCACCTTCAGTCGCTGCTCAGTCGTCAGGTGGTCCTGGTCGTCGAAGTACCCGGCCGACGAACCTTTCGCGGCACCGATCGTGTTGCAGAGCGCGTCCCAGGCGCTCGCCCAGTTGTCCGTCATCTTGGCTCCCTTTGCTAGCTGGCGTTGGACCGGAGTGCCCCGGCGAGACTGAACGTATCGGCGACCCCGGACGCACCCTGCCCGATATCCCCGACCGGCTTGCGGGACGCGAGGTGAGGCTTCACGGCGAGCAGCGCGTCGACCGCGGCTGTGAGCGCGTCAGCGTCGCTGAGGTGAGCGTCGTCGAACGGGAGGTCGGACGGGTCCTGCAGCCGTCCCGTGGCGGCGACGAGGGCCGCGTGGAGGCGACCCGCGAGGTCGTCGCGGTCGGACGCACGCTGACGGTACTTCGCGTTCTCGTCCCGCAGCTTCTCGACGTAGTCGCGGGGGAAGGTCTCGGGCTCGGGCTTGGGCTTGGTGTCGGGATCGGGTGTCTCGTCGACGGGAGCGTCGTCGATCTCTTCCGCGGCCTCGGGGGTGGGGTTGTCGTCGGTCATGGTCATCCCTTCGTGATGGGTTTGGGGGTGCACTCACACCCTGGGTGATGGAGCATCGTGACGTCGGACGGCCATACGCGACCGTCCTGTGCCCACGACTGGCACAGTTCGCACGGGTCGGAGTCGAGCTGCCTGACCCAGCCCGTGACGTTCTTGTTGCGGCGGATGCCTTCGGACCATGCGGCGGCGGCTGCGCCGACGGGCTCAGCGGTCGCGAGGCGCGTCAGGCGGGCCGTGACGTCCTCCCCTGCCTCCGCCCGGTCAGCGAGGCTCTGAGCGCCCTTCTGCAGCCGTTCGACGTCGTCTGGTTGCGTGACCCCGGCGACGGGTTGCACGGCCCGCAGCTCGACGGACAGCGCGGCGGCGAGGGCGAGGTCGGCGACCGCGACGGCACGCTGGTTACCTGATGCGATGTACAGCGCGACGAGCTGCACGAACTCGTCGCGGGTCAGCCTCCCGGCCAGCCATGACGAGTACGCGGCGGTGACCTGCTGCGCGACCGTGGCCGTGAGCTTGTGCAGCACGTCGTGGTAGCTCATACCAGCAGCGCCCCGAGGTCCGTGCCGGCCTGATCGAGCGCCGCGGATCGGCGGGCCTGCTTGATCTGCTCGATCTGGGACGGGGAGTAGCCCATCGGGTCGGCGAGGACCGACTCGAGCGGCACACCGATCCCGGCGAGCTTCGCGGCGGCATCCGCGATCTGCGCGGGCGTGCGCGTGTCAGGCGCGGCCCACACCGTCTCGTAGTCGTTGGGGTTGTGACCGTCGCGGACCTTCACGATGAGGTCGGCGACCTTCGCCCACGCTCGCCCGTAGGTGCGCTGCTTGCCGATGACCTTCGCGACGAGAGATGCCTCAGCGGATCGGATCGCGTCGGCGGACGGGGGCTGGTCGCCGTTGAGTCCGAGGTAGTGGGGCGGCAGACCGGACACGGCCCCGATCTGCTGGGTGAGCAGCGCGGCGAGGTCGCCGTACCCCTCGAGGCGCGCGCCCTCGAACTGGCCGAACTTCGTCGCGGGGTCCTCGGACTGCCACAGCCGGTCGCCCTCGTTGCTGAACGGGTTGACGGGGTTGCCGTCGTCGTCCTCGACGATCTCGAGGCCGGTGACCCATCGGCGGGGGCGGGCGAAGTACTCGCTCGACACCATCGCGTCGGACATGATCTTCGCGAGCCCGTCCGTGAGGTCGAGGACGTCGATCATCTCCGAAGCGCCATTGAAGTCGAGCAGCCGGCCCTTGTTCACGAGCGGGACGACGGGGACCTCGTTGAGCGGGTTGGGGATCACCTCAACAGCCCTGAGCGCGTTCTCCTGGCCCTTGTAGCGGGTGATCTTGTTGGGCTCGTACACGCCCGCATGGTGCGTCGTGCCGTCGTCCCAGCGCTTCACAGCGGCGCGCACGACCCCGGTCGCGGGGTCCGTGATGACGGCGACCTGCCGTGCCGACTCGACGGTGACGAGCGGGCCGTTCGCCCCGGCCCACACGAACACGAACGACCGGCCGTAGACGAGCGCGTCGACGTGCGCGAGGTGCGCCTGCGACTCGAGGTCGTTCGCCTGCCACACCTTCCACAGCGCGTCGTCGGCGGCGTCAGCGCCGATCGCGCGGAAGCCGGTGACGTGCATGCGCTCAGCGATCGAGTTGACGAGCAGTCGGGGGAAGTTCACCCCCAGGACCCGCAGTCGCTCGCCGAGGGCTTCGCGGGACTTCGGTGACAGGAACGCGGCCGGCTGACGGCCGTCGAAGTACCGGTCGAGGCGGGACAGTTCCCCCTGCGTCTCGTCGAGGCGCTGGGAGAGGTTGTCGAGGATGGATTGAGTGGTCAAAACGCCACCACCTTTCGTGTCTTCTTGCGGGAGTGCCACACGGCACGGTCGAAAGCGGCGATCATCGCGACGGTCGCGTCGATCTTCCGCGGGGAGTTCTTCTTGTCCTTGCTGACGATCGCGCCGACCGCGGTCTGCGTGGCGACGGTGTTGCGGACGTGCTCAGCGAGGACGGGGTCGCCGTCGTGGGTCATGGAGCCGTCCATGATCGCCGCGTACAGGCGATCGGTGGCCGGCCCCATCCGGGCGCGGTAGCCGGTGTTGTACTCGACGACGCGACGTTCGCCGTGCTGCTTGCCCCAGTCCTCGAGCTCGCTGCGCCACCCCCACGGGTCAGCGGCCAGCTCTACGACGTCGAAGCGCGCGAAGCAGTCAGCGACGGCGTTGCTGACCTCGCCGCGCGGCACACGCCAACCAGGACGTTTCGGGTTCGCCCACACCTTGATCGGGACGACGTGGAAGTCCATCGTCACAGCGACGAGCGCAGTCGAGTCGCCCGACGCGGACCCGTCGAAGCCGAGCACCACACGTTCCCCCGGCTGCAGGTCACGGTCGACCGCGCGGGCATCCCACGCACCGAACGGGAGCCACGAGTCCTGAGCGCCGACCCACTGCCCGAGCCGGTAGCGGCGGAACGCGGCTTCGCGCATCGTCGACGCAACCGACGCCATGCCGTCCGCGGTGAGGAAGTCGCCGAGGGCCGGGTTCGCGACCGCCCACGCTTCCTCGTCGTGAATGTCGCAGCCGTCCGGCGCGGCGAACTCGCGGAGGAAGAACGACTTGTCGGTGCCCTTCCGCCCGTACTTCACCAGCTCGAACATGACCGAGTCTTGAGAGTCGGACGGCGTCGAGATTGCGAGGGTCAGTGACTCGGGACGCTTACCCGCGACCGACGTCGCCGCCTCCCAGTCGTCGCGAGTGACGGTGTGCAGCTCGTCGACGATCAGCAGCGACGGGTCGAAGCCCTGCAGCGCCGCGACCGTCGACGCGGCCGTCAGCAGCTCGCCGCCCGTGTGAGGGACCTTGATCGACGCTTGCAGCAGATGCGCGCGCTCAGCGAGCATCGGGCTCATCTCGATCATCCGCGCCGCGATCTTGAGCGTGTGGCGGGCGACCAGCTCCGTGCCGGCCACGACCATGACCTGCGGTGACACCGTGCCCGACGCGAACAACTCGTACAGCGCGATCGTGGCCGCGAGCGTCGTCTTCCCGTTGCCGCGCGGGAGGCTGACGAGTCCCGTGCGAGGACGACCCGACGTCGGGAACAACTCGCGCACGAGATCGACCTGCCAGTCGCGCAGCTCGAACGGTTCACCAGCGCCGACACCCTTCGGGACGACCACGAACTCGCGGACGAACCTGACCAGCCGTTCCCAGCCAGGCTCAGGCCACCCCTCGAAGTCGAGCGGATCGACCGTAATCGCACCCTTCGCACCAGCCCTAGCCACGCTCACACCCCCCTATTGCATACTCGGTATCTGATTGTGTGGATGAGAACGCCTTGCCGCGTGGGTGGGGGTGGGGGGTGGTTGGGGTCTTCCCCCGTGGGTCGTTGTCGGGGGTGGGTTTGCCCTTCGCGGAGTTGCAGGGGCGGCAGAGGACGTCGACGTCGCGGAGGGTGCGGGCGGGCCATTGGAGGTGGTCGCATGTGAGGTCTTCGGTGGTGCCGCAGTTTGAGCACCAGGGCTGCAGTTCGCGGGCTCGTTTGGAGAGTGCACGCCAGGCGTCGTCGTAGCCGCGTGTCTCTCGTGAGGGCTTGGGGGCGCGAGCGGGTTGGTGGTCGGGGCAGCGGGACGTGGTTGACGGTTCACCACACAGTGGCGTCCCGCATAGTGGTGTAACTGCTCGGTGGTCGGCCTCGTCGTGAACGTGGGCGCGGTCACCGTGTGATCCTTCGA